CACCGGTGTCGCTGGCCGTAGCGGCATGCGTATGTGAGCGTATTTCATCGGCCTGAGTTGAGCCTGCAGTTCGCGGTCCTGCCGGATCGACTGAGGCGGAAGTTCCAGCAAATCGCAGAAAGTAGCCAGCAGCAGGCGGCAAATTGAACGTGGTCGAGTCAGATCCCCACGGGTAGCTCAGACCAGACGCCCAGGAATTGAGGTCTGGGTATGTGGTCTTGCTGACTGCCTGCGTCGTTTCGGTCAGACGCAGAAAGCCTGGATTTGGTGACGGGGCAAGGCTGATGATCGGGTCACCGACGCGAAGCCCGAACACCTGAGCACTGAGCAGGGACGGCGCCGCCTCGATCAGGGCGGCATTGGTGCCGGTGATGATGAATTCATCGGTCGAAAGCCGGTAACGCGCCACATACTGCTGATTGGCGACGATGGCGTTTGGCGGCAACGCGGTGCCGCTCTTCGCCCTGAGCGGGGTGGTTGCCAGTCCATTGACCGAGAGCGTAGAGCTGCCGCCATTGGCACGATCGGCCGTAAAGCAGACCGTGAAGCCATCGGGATACGTCGCGCCAAGCGTCGAGTTCGCCGTCAGTGTATAAGCATTGCCAGTGCCACCGGAAACGATTGAACCGGCTAGATCCTTTCGCCATGCTGCGACTCGGGCCATGAGTTGGCGGGCATTGTCGTTTACAAGTGACGGCGCGTGATTTTCGGCCCAGTTCATCAACGAGTCGGAATCGTCGTTGTCGGCTGGGATTGTGGACCAGTCGTAGAGGCTCATTTAGCGGACCCGCGAAATGGAATGGCTGATCGCAGGCGTAACGTTCACGATCCTTTACGGAATCGGGTACGTACTTAACCTGCTGTGGGACGCCGGATACTGGGTGTTGGTGTGCGCGTTCGCGCCCGCAGTGCTCGCCATCGGCTATGCGATGGCGTCACCACGTGACCGCAAGATGTTCAGAGAAGACTTGGCTTACTGGTTTAGTTGGCGCTCGAAATGACGTGCTGGCGCGGGGCTTGGAGCAGCTTGTTCAAGATGCGCTCAAGATTGTCTTTCTGTGCCTGCGTGACGGCGCGGCTGTTGCCGTAACCCATAATCGCTCGAGCGAAAGTGTCCCGCTCTTTGCCCTGAGCGGTGAGCAGGCGCGCCATGTCCTCGGTAATGCGAGCATTGCGGGCGTTGATCGCGCCACCCATCATGGCATTCAGAGCCTTCGCGCCGCCCTGCATGAGCGCGCCGGACCAATCGCGCCGCCCAAGATCGCCTATGATTTCGTCACGGCTTGCCGGGTTTGGAATTTCCTTTTGCGCCGCGAGACGTTCGGCCGTTTTAGAGTTCCCAAGCACGTCGTTTGCCGTGCCTGCAAATCTGGTTTCGGCGTCGAGGCGGGCAATCAGACGGCCTGGATCTCCGGTGTTCGGAGGCGGAGGCACAACGCCTGCTTGATACCTTTGTGGTTGCGTGACCATGCCGAGTTTTTCACGAGCAAAGTCACTGCCAAGCGCCCTACGTGCTGCGGAAGCGCCATTTTCACCAGCAGCCGTTGCTGCATTCCCCATGATGTCACGGATTTGGCCGCGCGCACCTTCCCGGTAGGCGTCGCGCTGCAAATTGTTCATGCCGCGAAGATCAGCGCGCATTTGGTCAATGTTCGTGCCACGCGAGAATGCTTTTCGGCCCTCATCCAAAGCTTCTGAGAATTGCAGCCCCTCGCCCGCTGCCGATCGCGCCTGAGCCCAAATGCTTTTGGTTGGATCTTGCGGGCTTAGCGCGCGGTCAACTTCGTCCCTGATACCTTTTGCTAGGCTGGAATAGCGGCGAAGGCTTTCGCGGCTGCCGGAGCGTTCTGCTTCACCGGCCAAGTCATCCACTGCACGCTTGATGTAGTCGAGAGATCGTCCATTCAGCGCGGCGTTGTCAGGCCCCTTGTTGGCGTAGTTCTTGTAAAACAGGTCTGCCGGGTCGAAGCCGTCAACCTGCATGAGCTTTTGTGCTCGGTCGAAAGCGCCCGCAGCCTTGGCCCGATCGAGCAGGCCGTAAAGGTTCTCGCTTGGCTTCACGGCCGTCTGATAGAACTGTTCATAGAGCGGGTTGGCGCGATTGTTTGCCGCTCTCGTCATCGCCTCTTCGACCTGCACGAGGTCGCGCGCTGGTCCAAGGACTTGGTTGGTGTCCGTTGCAATTCGGTCTTTTGCCCCTGCCGCACGTTGTTGCAAGGCAGATTTCACGATTTCCTTGCCGCGTCCTGGCGTCGTTGCCAATCCAGCCGCCTGCCCCGTCAGGTTTGCCCCCATGTCGGCAAGCATGCCCTCTCGCCCCAACGCCTTTGCCTGAGCGGGGTAATAGTTGGCCATCGCACCAGGCGGTGGCGGAACGTTGTTGATCGACGGAGCCGGGATATAAAGCTGATCATCCTGCAGTGCGCGATTGACGCGCTGCACCGCGCCGCGTGACATGCCTGCAAGTTCGGGCGGCAGAGGCCGCAAAGCGTCACGGGTGTACTTGTAGGCATTGGCTAGCCCTGTTGCGACGGGGGCGGCAGCAGCACCGACGCCAGCACCGAGCGCTAGACCTTTGGCGGCCTCCGTAGCGCGATCACCAAGGCCATCTTCGCCGAGCCCAGCCCCGTAAACAGTTCCGTATGTCGCGCCCGTGGCGGCTGCATTGCCCATCTTGCCAAGCATGCTTACGCCACGGAACGGGGTCAGCATGGGCGTGAATGGAGCCGATGCCACGGCCCCACCGATTTGCAGGCCCATGGAGGTTTTGGGGTTCTCCGTATCGAACTGGCGATCACGAGCCCGGTAATAAGCAAGGCTTTCGTCATAGGGGGCACCAAGCTTGCCACCCGTGACCGTATTGAGCAGGCCAATCGTGCCGGCGCTTGCCTCATCCAGCCATGATCCTACCGGGGTTCCCCGTGCCATGCCACGGACGACGTTTTCAATCCCCTTCCCGCCGCGGTGTTCCGTTGCAACGTAGTGATCGGCCCATAGGTCGGTTGCCTTCTTGCGCTTGTCCTCGGGAAGTTGGGCGATAGCGGCCCGAACGGTTTCCACCGGCTGCGTCACGTCGAGGCCGAACATTTGCTTGGCCTGCTCTGCTGGTGGCAAGCTTTTGGGCGTAACCGTGCCTTCCAGCGCGGGGCGTAAGACTGGTTGAGCGAACTGGCTGGACACCATCTTGAACACATCGGCTTCTGTCGCCGTGTCTGGTGCCGTGATCTCGTAAGTTCCGCCGTCTGGCGCGGTGATGCGATATGTTGCCATGTCACTTCACCTTCTGCATTGACCAACCTTCAGGCAAAGCGAACGGCTGCGCTCCTTGTGCTTGTGGCTGAGCGCCGCCAGCACGAGTGCGGGCAAGCTCCTGCAAGCGCAACACTTCGCTTGCGAAGTCCTTGAGTGCTTGCCTAAAGCCCGTATCGCTCTGCCGAAGGTCGGTAAGGCGAGCCAATGCCTGCGTTGCCTTCTGCCCTTCGATTTCGGTAATAGCACCGCCGCCCTTGAGGCTTTCGAAGGCTTGCAGGAATGCGGACCCGCCAAGTTGTGCAATCTTGGCTTCAACGTCACGGCTAGAGCTGCGCAATGTAAATGGCGCATAAGCCTCAATGCCCGTGACTTGGCTAAGTGCCGGATCGTTTTCCACGGACTGGATCTTATCAAGCAGCGCTTTCGATGAGCTTTCAACCTTGGGCAAGTCAACCTGGGCCTGGCCGCGTGACTGACCAACCTCTTTTTGCGTCGCCGCGTCGGCAACATTCTTTGGAATATGCGCCACCGGCTGGCGTGTAATCGGATCAAGGATTACCGTGTGCGTTCCAGCATCGATCTTGATGGGATCGCGTGAGATGTTGACGCCCTCGGGAAGCTGAGTCTGAATGGCCTTACCTTCCGAGCCAATCTGCATGATCACCGGCTTGCCGTCAGGACCAACGCCATAGATCGGCGTTTTGCCGTAGCCAGACGCAGCGCGCTTCTGCGTCATCCAGTCAGCAAACGAGCCGCCGAAGCCATTCTTGCGGGCGTACTCGAATTCCTTGATATCACCCGTGCCTTCGCCCCTGATGATGTGCTGAGCAATCGGGCTCGGATCACCCGTGGCCTGGGCAATGGCGAGCAAGGCGGGCGGAACACCTTCCATAGGACCACCACCGGCCAATAGACGATCAAGGCCCTGCTGCTTGCGGCGATCGCGGGCGAACTTGTCACCCTCTCGTGCCATGCCGATGCCTTGCATGAGCCCGGTCCCGATGTCCTTCCCCTGACCAGAGGCGGACATGAGGCCGATACCAGCCAGGACAAGCGGGTTTTCAATGGCGTTGCGGAACATGCCGGCAAGGCCGGAATTGTCTTCATTGTCTTCCTGCGGGACGAGCATGGATTGAGCCTGCTGCGGTGGTGGCGCTGCTGGCGAATTCGCTGCGATTGGTGGCGAATTCGCTGCGGTTGGACTCGACACTGACGACGGAAACGGCTTTCCAGCCTCGTAATGCGCCATGGCCTGCATGAGTTCATTGCGCTTATCAGGCGGGATTGGCTGGTTTGGGTCGATGCCCAGGCGGGAGGCCACGAATTGCGTATAGGCACCCGTAGAATTGTTATCGACGTTCGGAGGTGCCCAACGGTTGAGGATGCCGGCAACCGTGTTGAGGCCGTGCTTGTTTTGGTAGCTGTCCAGAAGCTTGCTCATCGCGGTAAAGCCTGCTTCTGGCGTCGGGAAGATCGCCAGTCTCCCATCGGAGCCAATGGCACCGTTGGCAGATGCGAACGGCCCGTAGTTCATGGCCCCCGGATTGAGCGTCCGAATTGAGCGGGGCTCCATATCAGGACCGCTGGAAGGGGCTTGCAAAGCCCACGCGGAACGGAGCGGCAGAACTCAATCTAGCACCAAGCAGACCACCGAGCCCGCCACCAGTGAAGAGACCACCGATCGACATAGCGGCGCCCAATGCTGTACCAGGCGGATTTGACGATTTCGTCGTTGTCGTCGTTGTTCCTGCCTGACCCATTGCCCCGATCGGCGCAATCATGTCCTCCTGCCATTGCAGCGCGTTCAAAGGCGCCTGCTTGACGGCATCGCTGTAATTGTCACGAGCAGCGCCAACCTGTTGCAGGAGGTTAGCATTCGCCAGATTCGCGTTGTCGAGTTCCGGCGCCAATTGCGCGCCCTGGAAGCCTGCTCCGAGCAAGGTGTTGGCAGCATTCACCTGATTGGCCCGCTCGCGATTGTACTGGTCCATCATGACGCCGGTAGTGTTCTGAGCAAGAGCGGAGCCGAGCGCACCAGAGTTTGCCCCGTTCGATCCGTAGCGGCCAGCACCCGAGAACTGCTGATTGACCCGGTTCGCTACCAAGTCGTTCGTCTGGCCAATGTAATCCATCAGCGCCGGGTTCTGCGATGGGTTCGTATAGCCACCGTTGACCGTGCTCATGAGCTGCCCGAGACCGGCATTGAACCCGCCTGTTGATCCCTGCACAATCGGCGTGAGCGCGTCTTTCGTGGCATTCGTCCCGCTGCGGGCGTAACCCTCGATCATGTTGAGGGCGTCACCCGTCTGCGTGCCCATGGTCGGGGTAAAAAGATCCTGCACGCTGCCGAGCTGCTGTGCCTGACCAATGATGCCCTGTAGGGCTCCCTGAGCCGGTTTCCACGGCCCCATGTCGGTCGTTTGCGTCTGCGTGGATTTACCCGGCATGTCAGATGTCCTTTTCAAGCAGCACGTGCGTTAGTTTGTACTCGGGGAGGTGCTTGGCCCATCCCTTACGCGCCCACGCTTGAACTCGCTTGCAGCCGTTTTCAGCCGCCCATTGCTCGATCTCGTCCAGTAAATGCACCCACTGCGTGGCATCATCGCCCATGCAGGCCAGGATCTCGCAAATCTTGAGCCCGCCGTCAGACACATAAGCCTGAGTGATCACACCCCCCCCCCCGGCCTTTGCTGGGCACACAAGCCACAACTGCCATTCCCAGTTCGCGAGACGCGAGGCCGTGGCTTCCAACGTATGGCGTCCGTTGGAGCGGTCGATGAAAGACTGTATGCGCCGGTTGACGTGCGGCCACACGCTAGCGATGTGCTGAGGCGGGACGAGATCCAAGACATAGACCGGCCCTTTCGGGCGTTCCGGCATGGCGTCCAACATTAGCCCCCGATGATCAGCAGATTGAACGTGCGGTCAGTGCTGGCCGCGTTCGCGTGGTTGATGATGATCGTTCCAGCTGCGGGAACCGTGACATAGGTCGTCGCCATTGCAGCCGCTGCGTTCGCCGTGGTCGGGAACAGCACCGGCTTACTGTCTGCGTTGATATTCGCGTTGCTGAACGTAGTCGTCGTCGCGCCTGCTGCAAGCGTCACCTGAAACGCGGCATTGCTACGGCCTCGAATAAGCTGGTTCACGGCGTTGATGGCTTCGCGGATACCGGCTGAGCCGGGGGCAAGCTCTCTCATCGCGTGCTTTTTCCAATTCCCTTCATGGCGCGTTCGGCCATTATCTTCTCGCCTGTAATGCCGCCTGGCAGAATTACAGACGGAACAGCGACCTTCTGCATCATTTCCTCTCTCGTCATCTCTGGTGCGCCAAGCGGTCGATCATACCCATGCCATGCGTAATCCCACGATGCCGGCTTCGTGCCATCCATCCTGTGTCTGGCGTTAAGTCGCTCTATTGACGACTTCTGATACGCGTCTCCCAGCGAAGAATGCGTATTCATCGCTATTGCCTCCGCCTCATTGCGGGACATCGCACGCACGCCATTAGGGTACATGATAGGTTCCGTTATCGCGTTCCACCGCGAACGCAACTCTTCCTCTAGCGCGAACGCTTTGGCGTATTCATGCGCGCGCTGCCCTGGCGCCGTGTCTGACCACTCTTTTGGCCAGAAGCTGCTCTTGGTAAGATCATCAGGCACGCCAAATGTTGCATTGGTCGGGCGATTACCAAACCTCTCATTGGCTGCGACTTCTTCCATTGTCGTCGCCTCGCTTGGACGAGGCGTTCTATTCCCATTGTCGCTAGTCCCAAGCCGCGCCTTCCCTCGCATCGCTACACTTGGAGATATCGCCATCCCCGCAAAGTTAATGTTTTCAGCAACGTCCCCAGGGTCGCTTTCGCCGCGAAGAACACGAATCGGACGAGTGAGCGCGTTGAATATGGATTGTGTCAGGTCGGAGTGACCTAGCCCGATACTGCCGCTATATGGATCGCGACGCAGTGGCCAAACACTAAGTTGTTGCGATGCAAACGCATTGCGCTCGCCATTTAAGAAGTTCGCCAATAACTGACGCGATTCGTCGTCGGTCATCTCACCGCCCCCCCGCTGGCTTAGCTGCTGTCTTGATGCCCTTCATGGCCGTCCAGCTTGCCGCCGCTGGCGCTGTGATCCTGGCCCGTGCGTAGTTCCCCGAGGCATGGGCGGGCACGATCCCCGTATCTTCCATAACCTCTGCCGGCCCATATGTAGAGGTGTCGCCGTCACGCTCACGCATCGCGATCGCTACCGTGGCGCTCGTGGTATCGATCTGCGGGCGCGTCCCGCTGACAAACATGCGCTGATCACCGTGGCCGTCTGCGGTTTCCCATGTCGCCGCCATGTTTGAACCCTCGAACGCACTCATTTTGTGGTCTGTGGTGAAAACGCCCAATGCACCAGCACCACCGCGCCAGAATGACGAGTCTAGGGAAAACGGCAGACTGTCGATCGATCCGAAACTGTCGATCGTGTCTATCGTGAAGCCCTGGGTAAGCCACTGCACACCGTCTTCGACGCTCAGATCAATAATCGTTCCGTCTTTCAGGACCCAATCATAGAGGAACGCGCGACTTGGGATTGTCTCGGATGAATCAGTCGGGACATAGGCCCACAAGATGCGCTTGTTGATCGGATCAGCAGCGGCGACCGTCAGGAACTCGGACCCCTTGCGAATGTCCGAAGCAAAGAAATCAGACCACTTGCCAACGCCGATCGGCGTTGAGCCGCCGCCGACATTCGAGAACTCATAGAACCCGTCTTGCGCCAGATACCACGAGGTTTGACCAATGGTGACGAGCGAGCCAGGTGCAGCAAGACCACGCGCGCCTTCGACCTCATCGAACTGGAAAATTTCCGTTGACCCAGGGATAAACGTCATGCGCATGACGCGCTGTGCTTGCAGGAGATAGCCGGACTCGCCACCGATCAAGCCGCGAACCGGGCCGCCTGATTGGGCGTCTTGATAGTCGCTAGAATTAGTCCCAGGCGTCCAGCCCGTGGCGTCACCCAATGCCGACCACTGAACCCGCCCTTCATGGCCGAAGATGGAACCCATGAATACGAAATCACGGATGGTCGCGAGATAGCGGCCCTTGGGGGCTCCTGCTACGGCAGCGAACGCCGCGCCACCCGATGACATTTGCAGGCCGTCTGCAATGTTTGTGGAAAGCACGTTGGTTCCGAATGTCGTGAAGGTCCAACGATCACCGCTCGGAACCGCATAGCCACCGGCACCGTGGGCAACCCAAGCGGCACTCGTGTTAATCTTGTATATCTGAGAGGCAGTGCCGGCATAGTGAGAGACTGACCCGTCTTCAGCCAACACGACAGCCGCACCAACGCAGGCGCTTGGAAGCGCTGATGTAGCAGCGCTTGGAGATTTGAGAGGGCCGAACCCCTTCGCCAGCGGCACGCAGTTACGCGCCATGGTGCAGACTTGAGCGTTTAGGCCAGCAGCATCAGGGCGGAAGGCTCCGAAGGGGATCAATTCTCATTCCCCTGCGTTGTCATTGCTCCGGTTCCTGCAAGGATACCAGCTAGACCGTACTTGCGTAGAATTTCGACCAAGCTGTCATCGAACACGACGTAATTGCGCGAACCCTCGCCAGCACCGCGCGAGCCTTGGTCTAGGTAGCGGATGCCGGGGATGCCGGCTTCGCGGAGTTTATTTGCTGCCGCAGGGTGGTTCAGCCATTCATTTAAGCGCGGCTTTGCTGGGTCCCACGGCCTACCAAGCGCTTCTGCAAGAGCGCCATAAAACGGCCCGCCTTCCAAATCGCTTAGCGGCGTAACGTTTCCGTTTCCATCGTACATTTGCGTCCGTGGCGCAGTCTCAGCAAATTTTCTTATTGCCTCACTCTGCTGAGACAGCGGCTTATCCCAATCCAAGAAGTCATCAGGGTTGGCTTTGATGGAGACTTCGTACATGCGACCTGGCATTTTTACAGAGTCATTGCGGATTAATTCCGCTGCTGCTCTGTTCACGTCAGCAAGCTCACCAAAATTTGTGTACCCCTTTTTTACGTGCCAGTCGGTTGGCTGCGAGGTCCTGTAATAGTCCTCGTGAAGTCTCAGTGTTTCTAGCGCTTTCGCCTTTAAATCAGCGTCTGTTGTTGTCTTGCCATGGGTACGCGCACCAACTAAAGCGCGTTGCGCTGCCACCTCTGGCGTTGAAGTCAGTCTGCCGTTATCTGCCGACTTCAATCCAAGAACATCCCTATAGACGCGCGCCACTCCCTCATTCTCAGCAAAATACAGCCCATGCCCGTAAGCCTGGGCACCTTCACCGCTCCCGATCTTGCTCATATCGAACTTGTCGAAGTCATGCGGGGAACCGTGATATGCACGTATCCCGCCTGAGCCCACCGAGTTCGCCGGACGCGGTGCCATCAATGACCCAGTGAAGGCCGCCCCAGCCGCGTCAGTGGCGCCGTGCACAACCTCGTCCGGCATTACCGCACGCCCCTGCATGATGTCATGGAGGACTCCCCAGCCGCTGCCACCAAGCATTGCCGGCACGCCGTAACTCACTGAGTCATTGTATCCAGATTTGACCAGAGGCATCACCATGCCGCGCTGCTGCGTCTCCCAATATGGCCGCGTGTCTTTTTCGCTTTGAAGGAAACCAGCGAGCATCTGACGAGACTTATCGTCAAACATCGGCGTCACCCGATCGGCTCGAACGAAGGCGCCGCCGCTCCTGACAGCAGCAGCGTATCGAGCGCCACACGGTTTGCGCCGTCGATGGCTGATTTCGCCCGTGCTAGGTGTTGCACTGCGCTGCCTTCCTCTCGCATCCACAAGAAGGCTTCAAACAGCGTGGCCGCGATGTAGAGCGACGGGTAAGCCGTCAGAACGTCATTGTTCGGGGTCTCGACCGAGATTGCCGTTGGTTTGGCGTAGTAGACCAGCATTAGATTGGCAACCTGAGGTGGGGAAACCCTGATCTGAGTTCCGACCACCGTATAACGCAGCGGCTCCCCCGTGTATCCGATGGCCGTCCAGTTGTTGAACGTCGCAGGCGGCACGTAGCGCAACGGCAAGTCTTGATCGGTTACCGAGAGCGCTACAGCAGACAGAAAGCCAGAGGGGACAGACACGGCCCCGCTGGCATTTGTTGTCAGACTGGCCTCAATCTCCATTTCCTTGACCCTGAGAGGCGCGGAATAGAGCTGATCGCCTCGACGGCCGGAACCGTTGTAAATGCGGTCTTCCGCGCTTGATACGAATGTCTCCACCATGTTCGTGAAGGTGGTATCGGATCGTGCGCAGTAGCTCTGCACCCGTGCTCTGAGTGTCGGGAAATCCATTGCCATTTAGAGACGGCCCCCGCCAGCACGGAGCTTTGACCACTCATTCGAGTTGAGCAGCCGCTTCACCGCGTCTTCATGGTTTGGATCGTAGAGATTGACGCCAAGTTCGTTTTTCCACTTCTCAGCGATGTTGACCGGAATCGATCCGACGAAATGCATATCCGGGTCCGCCGCCCATGCCGAGCGACCAGCCGCCTGGATCGCGTGGTTGCGGTCAAGCACAGCTTCAACGTCCTGATAGGTGTGGATTAGGAGATCATCCCCCGATGGGGAGATCTCCGCAGTTGTGACGACGCCGTTAGGCGACCTGCTGATGAACACCTCAGCCATATTACGAGGCCGTGACGTTGCGGATCAGCGCGTTACGCTTCTCGTCCAAGCACTTCAGCGTTACAGTCGTGCGCAGCAGCTTGCGCGTGCTGTTGCCGGTCTTGGCGAGGTCGGCTACGTTGTAACCGTCCAGGACACCCTTCTTCCAGCTTTCAGGCGTCAAGATGAGAACGGATTTTGTTTCCATCTCGCGCGCCGGGTGGATCTTGTGAAAGCCGAAGTCCGACTTGTACACGTCGATAGCGGCCAGCACCGTGACGTTCGACTTGCTCACCTCGTTCGTGGCCTGCACAACGCCCGTGAACGCCGAGATAGCCACCTTGAGCGCCGGCCCCACCAAGACATCGGTCAGCGTGCCTCGTCCGTTTGTCCAGGCATCCTGAATAACCGTCTTGAAGATTGTCGCAGTCAAGACGCGATCAGTGCCGCCAGAGTAAGCCGTAACGAGCCCGGTGCCGCTGCTGTATCCGCCACCAGTTGCCGACGCGCCAAGGCTCTTGTTGGACGTGATCCAAGCCTGAGCGCCAGCGGCTTCACCAGCAACCGAGGTCGTCGCAGCCACAGAGGCATAGTTGCCGCAAAGGCGCTTTTCCTGATCCAGCTTGAGGGCCGTTCCTGCATTCACGACCTGACGTGCCAGTTCCTTGCGCCCGTCGATGGTCTTCACCAGAGCCGAGATGTCCGATACGCCGATGACTTCATCGAACGTCTGGCAGTGGTTCTTAACGACGGTCGGGACCGTCTGCGAGTCGTTCGTCACGTCGTCGCCTTCGACCGCCTTGTTATCGTGGTTCGAAGCGCGGATGCTCTCGGTTGCCCACTCGGGGGCACGCGATGACACCGTGTCCGTACCGATCATTTTTTGAAACGGCACATCGGTTGGGCTGATCATCATCATCATCTTGTCGAGTTCTTCCCGGTTGCGGAAAGCCATCGACTGCGTGGTATTGGAAGGGACTGCCATGCTCGTTTATCCTTAGGAAAAGAGCCGTTCCGCGATGGAATAGGCGTCTTCCGCCTTTCCGCTCTTCGCGAGCCGTGCGAAATCAGCGCTGAGGTCTGGTTTGGATGGGGTTGCTTGGCGTGCCTGCCCCTTGATGAGCTTGGGCTTTGCCTGCACCACCTTGGCGACCTGCTCTTTGACGGCCTCTGCTTGCCGTCCTTTCAGCGCGTCCTTGGCGAGTGCGTAAAACGCCGGATGACTGATCGAGCCAATAAGCTCTGGCGTCATCCCATACTTGCCGTAGGTCTTGATAAGGTCGTCCTGCACCTTCTGCGCAGTTTCCCTACCCTTGATTTCCGGCCAAAACTCTTGGATCTGCGCAAGGTGCCGCTGACGTTGCGCGGCCTCCACGGCTTGTGCTTGCTTCGTCTGGTTGGCTTCAAGCGTCTTGCGCTCTTCGTCTACGGCGACCCACTGCTGGACTTGATGGTTGTACCAATCCTGAGCAGCGCGAAGCTCTTCAATACTGTGGAAGTTCCGAGGATCAGGTTGGCGCGGCATGTTCACTTGCTGCCATTGCGCCATTCGCTGCGTGAGGGCCTGCGAGACCTGCACGGCTTCCATAATGCCCCTGTCCCACTGCTCCGGGGCAACGATGGGCTTTGATTTCAGATCTTCAACTTCAGCGGCAAGCTTTTCAGCGCGCTGCGCACGATCGAGAACTTCGGAAAGCTTCAGACGCTTGGGTTGCTCGCCCTCTTTCTCTGCTGGGATCTCGATCTCGTCTTCCGCGTCTTCGTCCGTTTGATCGTCGGCTTTAGCGTCCTTCGCCTCAACCTTGTCAGGAGATTTTGCCTCGGGAGCTTCACCCTTGAACCGGCCGGAATCGTCGCGCTCGACCGGCTCTTTGCCGTCTTCAAGACCCATCATCTCGAAAATGCCGCCCTCGAACTTCGTGGCCACTTCAGTGGCCATATCTAGATCGTTCACCGGAGCGGAGGGTGTGGGATTTGCTTCAAGCGTCATGATTACTTGCCCTTTGCCTTACGGTTCGCGAGTTCCTGGCGAGCGGTTGCGGCTTTGAACTGCTGCGCTGTCAGTTCGTGCCTGAGCTTGCGCAACACCTTGACGAACACCCGGCTTTCTTCTCGAACCACCGTGTCATCGCTTTCGATCGCAGTGGAAACATGGATTTTTTCAAGCCGGTCCAGAGCGCCGGAAATGGCGGGATGCTCAAACAGTTCCTTCAGCTTTTCATAGTCCTGCTCAGTCTTGAGCAGGTCTTCCGTCTTGACATCTGTCATGCGTCTAGCTTGCCCCCTGGGCGATTGTCGGGAAGGTTGGACTTGGCCGCGCCGTCGATTGAGTTCTTGTGAGCGCCAAGCATGCGCTGCGTCTCGGCATTCATTTGCACTTCCAAAGCCTTCAGCTTGAACTCTTCGGACAGGCGTTCACGAGCGAGCTGCATTTCCATTGCCGCCTTCTCACGAGCCAACTGCATTTCAGCGACAGCTTTCTCGCGTTCCAACTGGATCTTGGCGGCTGCCTCGCCTTGTGCCTGCTGTTGCTTGGCCTGCGATTCTGCCTGCGCGATTGCAATCTTCCCTTCGGCTTCTACTTGCTTCGGGTCTTTGCCTGGCGGAGGCGGCTGATAGTCCTGCGGTATCTCTCGGTAAAATGCTGTCGGGTCTTTGTAGCCTTGAGCTTCTGCCAAGCGAGCGAGCGAGTTGCGAAGCTCCTGAATGCCGACGATCGGGTTTGACGGCCCCATGTTCAGAAGGATCTCTTTTTGAGTCCCAATAATGATGGAGAGGTTGGCAATCTGCCGCTCACGAGAGCTTGCAGCCATGCCGACGTGAACCCTGACCATCATGTCATCAGGCCAGAGCGACGGATTGACCTCCATCGGCTTGCCGCGCAGCTTGACCGTGCGGGGCTGGTCCTGATGCTGGCAGATGAGCTTCAGAATGCGGTTGAAGACGGATTCGAGACCCTCCGCATACCAGCGAGCCATAAGCTCAACACGGGAGTTGCTGGC